CTGTTTGTGGTTATCCATTTAGAGGCAAAGCAGACGTTCTGGGAAAAGGTAGAATAGTAGATTTAAAAACTACAACAGACATTAAAGGTTTTCCATATGCTGCAAAGAAATACGGATATGATGTACAATGCTATTTATACTGTGAACTATTTAAGGTGGGATATGAAGAATTCAAATTCCTAGTAATGGACAAAGGAAGCTTAGATTTAGGCGTATGGGATTGTTCAGAAGAATTTTATTTAGAAGGTAAAAGAAAAGTAGAGAAGGCAGTAGATATATTTGAAACATTCTTTATTAACGGAGCTGCATTAGATGACTACATATTGACAGGTACTTTATGATATACAACCAAGATTGTTTAGTAGCTATGAAAGAGATGAAAGACAATGAATATGATTTGGCTATTGTTGACCCTCCATATGGAATTGGTTTTGGAGAATTTAATAGAACAAATAAAGATAGCACAGGAAAAAGATATAAAGCTAATAAATATAAACAGGGAAATTGGGATACTGCTATACCAAATGATGTTTATTTTAAAGAATTAATGAGGATAAGTAAAAATCAGATTATTTGGGGAGGAAATTATTTTCCTTATATATGGAAAAATGCTTGTAAAGGATTTATATTTTGGTATAAAGGAAATCCTGTACCTAATTTTTCTGATGGAGAATTAGCTTGGACTTCTTTTAATAAAGTTGCAAAACAATATGATTATAGGTATTATGGAGCATTAGAAGGTAAAACATCAGCATCAAACAAAATACACCCAACGCAAAAACCAGTTGCTTTGTACGAATGGATTTTAATGAATTATGCAAAAGAAGGAGATAAAATACTTGATACTCATTTAGGTAGTGGCAGTATTGCAATAGCTTGTCATAATCTTGGATATGATTTAACAGGATATGAAATAGACAAAGATTATTATAAAGCTGCTAAGAAACGAATAGAACAACATAAACAACAAACAAGAATGTTTTGAAAGAACTAATAGAAGATATAGACATTATAATAGATGCTATAGATATGGGAGACACAGAAGATGCCGTGGGTATGCTTCAGGAGATACAAAGAGAACTAAAAATTAAATTATTATTATTATGAAAGAATCAAATGTTATAAAGCAATCGAGTATAGTAACTGAAAAAAGAGCTTTATATATTGCACAACAAGTAAATAAATTATCAGGTTTAGATGTGTTTGAAAACACAAGACAAAGAGAACACGTAGAAGCAAGGTCTTTAGTTTGTTTTGTGCTTAGAAAATATTTAGGAATAGGATTAAGTAGAATAGCTAACTTCTTTAAAGAGAACGGAAAGAATATGCACCACGCCACAGCACTACATTTAATTAGGAATTATGATATTTATAAATTATACAATAAGAACATAGATAGGTGGTTAGACATTATTATAAATGATATTGATGACGTGGGAAATGAAAACAAAAGAATCTTAATTAAACATCGTATAAAGTATCTTACTAATAAAGACATAGACGACTTAGCACTCTACACAGAGCATATGTATAATAAAGTTTTACAAAGAGAAGAAAGTATTTAAAAATTTAATTTATTTTTCGATATATAGATATACAATTTTGATTAATCAAAGTTTTTCAAAGATATGAAAATAGAAAACAGAGGAGGTAAAAGAGAAGGTTCAGGTAGAAAACCTAAGCAAGAGGAGGTACAATTAATAGAGAAACTTACTCCATTAGAACCTTTAGCATTTGAAGCTCTTAAAGATGGCTTAGAAAAAAAGGACTTTAAATTTGTTCAACTCTACTATAATTACTTTGCAGGTAAACCAAAAGAAACAAAGGATATAACTATAAACGAAGATGTACCTTTATTTATTGATTAATGTTTGCTAAAACAGAAGCAGTAGTAAAACTTAGAGAATTACACAAAAGAATAAGAATTGTAAGGGGAGGTAGTTCTGCAGGTAAGACCATAGCTATTCTAATGATTCTTATCGACTATGCTATTAAAAACAAAAACAAAGAAATAAGCGTAGTAGCAGAATCAGTCCCACACTTACGTAGAGGAGCTTTAAAGGACTTTCTTAATATACTTAAGCAAACCAATAGGTACGATGACAGAAAGTTCAACAAATCAACTCTAAAGTACCAATTCAGTACAGGGTCATATATAGAGTTCTTTAGTACAGACCAACCAGACAAACTTAGAGGAGCAAGAAGAACAGACCTATTTATAAATGAATGTAATAACATTCCTAGCTTTGAGGTGTACCAACAACTAGCAGTAAGAACATCTGAAACCGTGTGGTTAGATTACAATCCTAGTAACATATTCTGGGTAGATAAAGAACTAATAGGTCAAGAAGATACTGACTTTCTAACATTAACTTATAAAGACAACGATAGCTTACCTGCTTCAATAGTTAAAGAAATAGAGAAAGCTAAAGTAAAAGCTAAGACATCAACATACTGGGCAAACTGGTGGAAGGTATATGGACTTGGTGAGATAGGAAGTTTAGAGGGAGTATGTATTCCTGATTGGAAATATATTGATAACATACCATATGAAGCTAGATTACTTTGTGGAGGACTTGACTTTGGTTATAGTGTTGACCCTAGTACAATTATCTTATTATACAAATGGAACGATGCTTATATATTTGATGAGATACTATATAGAAAAGGGATGCACAATAGAGATATAAGTAGATTCTTAAAAGACAATAATACAACTACTCACCTATGGGCAGATTCAGCAGAACCAAAGAGTATTAGTGAGATACGAGCTTACGGACATAAAATATCTGGAGTAACAAAAGGTAGGGATAGTGTGATATATGGAATCAACTTAATGAATCAAAATGAAATCTATGTTACCTCCAGGTCTAAGAATCTAATCAAAGAACTACAAGGTTATATATGGGCAAAAGACAAAGAGGGAAACAACATACAGAAACCTACAGGAACACATCCTGACTGTATAGATGCAGCTCGATATGCTTTAATGATGCAACTAGAGAATCCAAATAGAGGCAGATATACTATTCAATAATTAAGTTTGTATTATTAACATTTTTTAATATCTTTGATGGTATGATATACGATATACCAAATTTTACAGACGCACAGCTTCAAGGAGAACTTAGGTCATCTATCAAATATGCTCAAGCATTATTAGAGGAGATAGACAGAAGGGAACTAGATAAATAAAAAAATATTTAAAAAAAAGTTATTAAAATTTGTTAATTAAATAAATAGTTGTATATTAGCTGTATATTAATACTAAAACAAAACAAAATGAAAAAAATATATTTAAAAGTAGTTGGTATTTACTCAAATGGAGTACAAGGTGTTGTTTATATTGATGACATAATTATAGCTAGAAATCTTATCCAACAAGTAGGAGATGGTTTTATTGCTACACCAGATGGTATTAAAATACAATAGTAAAATAATTAAAAACAAAACAAAATGAAAGAATTAAACCCTTTACAAGCACAATACATAAAAAATTGTGAGTTACTGCAATCTTTAAATATGCCTACAGATTTATTCGATGAATTATATAAAATTCAATTATATGAATATAAAATTCAATTACATAAAGAGTTAGTTAGTGAAATAAAACAATCTTTAATTTAGAAGTTCAACAATTTAAAGATTTTATATAATGATAAAGAAATTCTTACAACAAGACCCAAACAATTGGAAATGGCTAATTAGCTTTTATGTTATAGCTCTAGTATTAACTATACTTTTAACAATACGTTTCTAAGCTTTATTAGTTTATTGTTTGTATGCAGTCAGAAATGGCTGCTTTTTTTTTATGTATATGTCAAAAATAGCTTAGAAATTTCGATATATATATATGAAACTAGAAATCAATGTACCTAACGATTTAAAAGAAATCAAACTTCACCAATATCAAAAGTTCTTAAAACTCCAAGAAAAGAGCGTAGATGAAAAGTTCTTAGCTTCTAAGATGATAGAGATATTCTGTGGTTTAAAGCTCACAGATGCTCTTAAAATGAAAGTATCAGACGTCTATGCTATTACTGGAATACTAGGTGATATGTTTAATCAGAAACCTAAGCTAGTAAGAAAGTTTAAAATAGGTGATGTAGAATATGGATTCATACCTGACTTAGACCAAATGAGTTTAGGAGAATACATTGACTTAGATACGTACTTAGGAGATTGGGAAAATATACATAGAGCTATGAATGTTATGTATAGACCTATAAAACACAAATACGGAGAAAAATACAATATAGAAGAATACGACATAGAGCATCCAGAGAAGATGCAAAATATGCCAATGGATGCAGTATTAAGTTCTGTGCTTTTTTTTTATCATTTAGGAATCGACTTATCGACAGCTATGATGAATTATTTGGAGGACAAACAGGAAACGAATTTAGTGCAATATCTCAATTCGGAAACAAGTGGGGATGGTATCAATCAATTTACGGTCTCGCTCAAGGGGATATTAGAAGATTTAAAGATATCACTCAATTAAAGATGCACGAATGTTTATTAATGCTATCATTTATGAAAGACAAATCAGAAGCAGAAGCAAAGCAATTTAAAAGTAAAATAAAATGAGCCAACAAGGAATAAGAGGATTTTATCAATTAACAGAAACAATAAAAACACAGCTATTATCAGACGATAATGTAAATAGTGTTACTACAGGAGATATAACAGAAATTGATTTATCTAAACAAACTATATTTCCTTTATCTCATATTATAGTAAATAGTGTTAATACACAGGAACAAGTATTGGCTTTTAATATAACAGTAATGTCAATGGACATTGTAGATGTAGATAAAGCAGCAGAGGTAGATTTATTTAGAGGTAACAATAACGAACACGATATATTAAACACTCAATTAGCAGTACTTAATAAACTTGTTATGATTTTAAGAAAAGGCAGCTTATATACTACTAAATACCAATTAGAAGGCAATCCAACTTGTGAACCTTTCTTTGATAGATTTGAGAATCAGTTAGCAGGATGGGCGTGTACTATGGATATATTAATTGAAAATGATATTACTATATGCAGTTAAAAGAAACTAAGGACATATTAAACAAATTTGCAAAGTATGTGATACAACAATCACGTAGCAACCTTACTAAGGGCGATAAGAACAGTTCTAAGACACTTTATAATAGTTTAGATTATGAATATAGGGCAACTACAAATGGATTCGGCATACAGTTTCTAATGGATGAATACGGAGTTTACCAAGACAAAGGAGTTAGAGGAGCTAATGCTTATTATGCAGATAGAGCAACTTCACAAAGTCCATTTAGTTTTAAAACATCTTCTAAAATACCTCCTGTTAAAACTTTAGCAGATTGGGCAAAGAAAAGGAATATAAGATTAAGAGATGATAAAGGCAAATTCACAAAAGGCAATTATAATACAATAGGATTTCTAATAGCAAGAAGTATCAAAGATAAAGGTATAAGAGCAAGTTTATTCTTTACCAAACCATTTGAGAAAGCATACAAAGATTTACCAACAGATTTAGTTAAAGGATTTATAAACGATATAGAAATAACAATAGAATGAGTACAATAATAAACGCAAGAAGTCCCTATTATATAAAAGTAGCTCCTGCAACTGGAACACTTACTTCAGCTTCAATGAGCTTATATATATATTCAGGAACTTTTACAACAGACAAACCTGGTTCACCACAGTACACTATAAGTAAAGATATTATAGGAACTAATAACTATGTAATATATGAAATAACAGAACTTATTAGAGATTATCTAAACACAGAGTATGCTAGTTTTGCTACAGACGGAGTGTGGGTAGAAGCAGATATAACATTAACTAAAACATCAGGAAGTGAAACACAGAATTTGGATTATCTATCTTTTGATGGTTATGGCTATTTTGAAGATGGTGTAAATCCTAGAACTTTAACAGACCCAGTAAACACCTTAATAGATTCAACAACTACAGGTACAACCACAGCTTATAAACTAATAGATAGTGGACAGACATTCTTAACAAGCGTACAAATAGGAGATACAGTTTTTAATGATACAGATACAACACAAACAACAATAACAGCTATAGATAGTGATACGCAGCTTTCAATCAAAAATGATATAATGACTACAGGAGAGGATTACAGAATAGTAGGTACTCCAAATTATACTCCTCAATATTTACAATCAAATACTAAGATATATTTTAAACAAGGTACTGATATAGTATTTCCTGTATTTGCAGAAGCAGCTCCTTTAATTGAGTTTATAACAGGTGGTGGAGCAGATGTGTTTTGGGAACAAGTAGAAGATTTCTGGAACTTATATGACGTTAGTTGGGGAAGTACAATAAACGATATACAAGTAAATGATTCAACTGATTCTACACAAAAGATTATATATATAAGAGTAAGTCCTACAACATCTCTAGTAAGTGGAGATACAATAACAATAACAAGCTCAGTAGGAACATCACAAGTAACAACCATTACACTAGAAGCAGTATGTGAACCTAAATTCCAAGAGCTACAAGTAATCTTTTATAACAAGTTTGGAGCTTTACAGATTATGCCTTTCTATAAAAAGTCAGTAGATAGTATAAATACCAAATCTGATAATTACAAAAGAAACTTAATGGACTTCACAAACGACCCAACATACAATACTGAGAAACACCAAATAAGACAGTTTCACGTCACAGGTAAAGAAGCCATAACAATGAACACAGGATTCATACAAGAGAGTTTTAACGAGGTTATAAAACAAATGATGCTAAGCGAACAGGTGTGGGTAGATAATGGCACAGAAGTACTCCCAGTAAGTTTAAACACGTCAAGTTTACAATTTAAGAAATCAGTAAATGATAGATTGATTAATTATACAGTAGATTTCCAATATGCGTTTAATAAAATAAATGACATTAGATAATGCAAAATATTCAGCTATATATTGAAGGCAATAGAATGGATATGTTTAAAGATGAATCTGTTTCTTTAACTCAGACAATTCAAAATGTAAGAGACATAGGTAAGATATTTACAAACTTTACTAAGACCTTTTCACTACCTGCATCTAAAGACAATAATAAGATATTTAAGCATTATTACAATTATGATATAGTCAATGGATTTGATGCAAGAATAAAGAAGAACTCCACAATAGAACTTAACTATATGCCATTTGAAAAAGGCAAGATAAAACTAGAAGGAGTAGATATGAAGAACAACAAGCCATATGCTTATAGAATTACGTTCTTTGGAAACACAGTAGATTTAAAAGATTTATTAGGAGAAGACAACTTAGATGCTTTAACGTGGCTAAATAACTTTACTATAGATTATGATGCTACTGAAGTATTGTTAAGATTGCAATCAGGTTACGATAAAGTAGTTGATAGTGTTACTTATTCAGATGCTATTATAGCTCCTTTAATATCACATTCACAAAGATTGTATTATGATTCTACAACACACGTTGCAGATACTCCTAACTTAGCATATCATACTGGAGGAGGTACTCACCATCACGGAGTATTATGGTCTGATTTAAAATATGGAATAAGAGTACACTTAATTATAAAAGCAATAGAAAACGAATATGGATTAAGTTTTTCTACAGATTTTTTCAATACAACAAATGATAGGTATCACAATCTATATTTATGGATGCAAAGAAAAAAAGGGAATCTAATACAAGACGACCAAACCTTTACTTCACAAGTTACTGGCTTTGCAGCTACTCCAAGTCCTGTTTACGTATCTAGTGATATACTAGGACAAACATTAACAGTAGAAAGAAAAATTACTAATATTAGTTTAACCACGCTGATGAGTGATACTTCTGTAACGTATGATGTACTTATATTTAGAAACGGTAATTTATTTTCTTCTATTGTTGGAATAACTGGAAACCAAACTGCTTTAGGAATGAGTTTTATAGGTTCTTTAGAAGATGGTAATTTAACTATTTTTGTTAGAAGTAATAGTTCTGTGACCTTTAATACATTTACTTTAGGATTTGATGATACATCAACACCTGCAGAACCTAACGAACAAACAATATCAGCAACTAATATATCAATAGTACAAATTATACAATTCCAACCTACTCAGAATGTACCTGAAATTAAGGTTATAGATTTCCTTACAGGACTATTTCGTATGTTCAATCTAACTGCATTTACACAAGATGATGGTACTATCAAAGTAGAAACTTTAGATAACTTCTACGCATCAGGTACAAGCTATGTGATAGATGATTACGTTGATATGGAACAAAGTCAAGTTGATTTAGCTTTGCCATATAAAGAAATATCATTTAATTTTAAAAGCACTAAATCATTATTAGCATCTGTATTTAATCAAATAAACAACCGTGAATGGGGGTCTTTAAATTATGATAATAGTGAAGCACTTGACGGAGGTATATATAAGATAGAAGTACCTTTTGAACATATGCAATATGAGAGATTAACAGACGGTACAGGTGGAACTATTAAGAACGTACAGGTAGGTTATATGATTGACGAAAACTTAGACCCAATAAAAGGAGAACCTTTATTGTTTTATGCAATATATAATAACTCTAGTCCACAAACTATATCTTTCTTGCCAGATGCTTCTAATGAAACAGAAGTCCCTGAATCAAGTTATACAGGTTATTATATACCAAGTAATTCAGTAGCATTAGATTCTAGTACAGATGATACTGCTTTACACTTTGGATTAGAAACAAACGAATGGCAACCTAGTGGTAACTTCTCTGGTACTTTATTTGAGGATTTATATAAAACATACATACAAGATGTATTTAACACCAAAAGAAGATTAACAAAAATGAAAGCGTTTTTACCATTGAAGATATTAAGAAACTATACTCTTGCAGATAGATTCATAGTAAGAAACAGAAGTTACAAAATAAATAGCATAACAACAAATTTAAAAACAGGAGAAAGCCAACTAGAATTATTAAACGAAGTATGATAAAAAATATATTAGAATTACTCCAATTAGTAAAAGGAGATACAGAGAATATAAGAATAGCACAAGGCAAGTACAAACTTCCTGAAACATTTAGGGAAACATTTAAACAAATAAAAACAGAAATAAAATGGCTCAAAAAGTAGTAATAGATATAGATGTAAAAAGTGCAGAAGCAGAAAAGCAAGTTGAAAATTTAAATAAAGATTTACAACAGACGGAGCAGGATATGACTGCAATTGATGATGCAGGAGATAAAATGACTGGTGGTCTAGTATCTGGCTTTAAAGGTGCATTAAAATCAGTTAAGAGTTTTGCTAAAAGTTTAATGACTGTAAACGGTTTATTAAAAGCTAGTTTATTTGGTGTTATTGCGTTAGCTATTACTTCAGTTGCTACAGCTCTAACTAATTCAGAAGAAGGACAAAATAAATTTGCTAAATGGCTTAATCAAATTTCAGTAGTTATTGGAAACGTAACAGACATACTTGGAAACTTTGGTAATGCTATATTATCTGTAATTACTTTAAATTTTGATGAAGCTGCAGAATCTATAGCTAAGGTTACAGAAGGAATAAAGAACTTTGGAGAAGAAACTCGTAAAGAAATAGCTATTGCAGGAGAGTTGTCTGATATGAGAGCTAAGGCAGATAAAGCAGAAAGACAATTACAAGTAGAAAGAGCAAAGGCAGATAGAACAAGAGCAGATTTATTAGAGAAAGCAATAGATAAAGAAAAGTTTTCAGTAGAAGAAAGAATAGCGTTTTTAGAAGAAGCAGGTAGGTTAGAAGATGAAATAACAAACAAAGAAATACAAGCAGCTAAACTTAGATTAGAAGCAACACTATTAGAAAACTCATTATCAGAATCTACTAAAGAAGATTTAGATGAAGAAGCTAGATTGAAAGCAGAGCTTATTAATTTAGAAACTGCTAAACTTACAAAACAAAAAGAAGTAACCTCACAAACTATAGCACTTAAAGCTGAAGAAGCAGCAGCGTTAAAAGCTATTGAAGATGAAGCAAGATTAGCTAAAGAAGAACAGGAAGCAATAGACGCTGAAAAGAAAAAAGCTAAAGATGAAAAAGAAGCAGAAGCAGCAAAAGTAAAAGCTGAAGAAGATGCTGAAAATGCTAAAAAAGTAGAAGAAGAAAAAGAGAGGATTCTTCAAATGGATATAGATATTGAAAACAGAAGAACTGCTGCTAAGAAAAGTGCAGTTGACCAAGCTATAGCTTTATTTGGAGCAGAATCGGCAGCAGGAAAAGCAGCACTTATAGCTAAGCAAGTAATGGCTGCACAAGAGATGATACAAGAAGCAAGAAAGACAATCACTTTTTCTACTTTAGTAGCTGCTCGTTCTAGTGCTGCAGTTGCAGAAGGTACTGCACAAACTGCAAAAATAGGATTTCCACAAAACATACCTATGTTAATTGCTTACGCTTTACAAGCAGTTGGTATTGTAAGTTCTATTAGTGCTGCCGTAGGAAAAAGTAAATCTGTAGCATCCTCACTTGGAGCAGGTGGAGGTGGTGGTGGTTCTGTACAAACTCCACAAGTACCAACTGGTTCTGCACCTCCTGCATTTAATATAGTAGGAGCTTCAGGAACTAATCAATTAGCAGAAGCAATAGGAGGACAACAACAACAACCTGTTAAAGCATTTGTGGTTAGTAATGATGTAACTACAGCACAAGAGTTGGATAGGAATATAGTTGATGGTGCTTCTATAGGATAAAATACAAAATATAAACTTTAAAACGATATATAATTATGAAGATAGTAGAACTTATTTTAGATGAAAATGAGGAGCTAAATGGGATTGAAGCAATAAGCATTGTTGAGAATCCTGCAATCGAAGAAGATTTCGTTGCTTTAAAAAGTGATGAGATAAAATTAGCAGAAGTCAACCAAGAAAAGAGAATCTTAATGGGAGCTTTATTAATCCCTAACAAACCTATATACAGAAGGAGTGGAGAAGATGAGTATTATATATACTTCTCTAAAGATACGGTTTTAAAAGCATCCCAAATGTATTTAATGAAAGGCAACCAAAACAACTCAACTTTAGAACATCAATATTCTCTAAATGGCTTGTCTCTTGTTGAAAGTTGGATAGTAGAGGATGATGTACACGATAAATCCAGAAAGTATGATATGAGTGTTCCTGTAGGCACCTGGATGGGTACGGTTAAAGTAAACAATGAAGATGTATGGAAAGATTATGTAAAAACAGGTAAAGTTAAAGGGTTTAGTATTGAGGGGTATTTTGTAGATAAAATGGAAAGACCTAAAGACAAAACTATAAATGACTTAGCAAAGATTGAAGAAGAAGAAGCACAAGAGTTATTATCAACTATTAAAGGAATCATAAAGGGTGATAAAAGAACAAAGAGTGGAAAGAAGATGATAATGGAATCATATAACGATTATCCTAATACAGTTAAGAATAATGCTATAAGAGGTTTAGAACTTAACAAAAAAGTAAACAATAAATGTGCTACGCAAGTTGGTAAGATTAGAGCGCAGCAATTAGCACAAGGAAAACCAATAAGTAAAGAAACTATAAAACGTATGTATTCTTATTTGTCAAGAGCAGAAGAATATTATAACGAATCAGATACAGAAGCGTGTGGGACTATATCTTATTTACTTTGGGGAGGTTTATCAGGCAAAAGATATGCAGCTAAAAAACTTAAAGAATTTGGAGAGTTAGAATTAGCTTCAATGGAAGTAAACGAGGATTATGCAATCATAGATGATAGATTAGCTTATTCAACAAAAGAGAAAGCTATGGAAATGGCAAACGACTTAGGATGTGATAAATATCACGAACACGAATACGAAGGTAAGATATGGTATATGCCTTGTGAAAAGCACTCTTTAAAAGCGCCTTGTCAATCAGGATATGAACAGTATGGAATGAAAAGAAAAAATGGAAGATTAGTACCTAATTGTATTCCAATAAAATAATTATGGATGATACTACTTATAATGTAAGTCCACAAGGTGGAAACAGAGCTTGTCTTTGTTGGGATAAAGAAACCTATAGTATTAAGTGTTGTGATGGTTCATTACACGCACAAGGTATAGGGAGTATAAATAGAGATGTTTAAAAATGCAAAATAATTAACTAAATACGATATATTAATATGAAACCTATGGAAATGTTAAATCAAATCAAAAACGTCTTGGGTGTAGAATTATCTACAGAAGAAAAAGTAGAACTTGCTCAAGCTAAACTAGAAAATGGTACTGTTTTAGAAGCAGAATCATTTGAATCAGGAAAAGAAGTGTTTATCTTAACTGATGACGACAAAGTAGCTTTACCAATCGGAGAATACGAAATGGAA